TGTCATTCACTAAAACTCCAGAAAACAGTACTTACAAAACAGTGCGGTTTCCGTTCGTCGGGGCATTCAACACACGGGATGCTACTGGAGCGAAAGACCAACGTTACATTAATTGCTTTCCTGAAACAGTAAAAGCCCCCGGTGTTAAGGGGCAACGTGTGTACCTAATTAAACGTCCCGGTCTTGAAACAAGTATCTCGCATACTGCTGGAGAAGGCCGTGGGTGTATTCGTTGGAATGGTAAAATCTATTCGGTGGTTGGCGATACTCTGTACTCCAATACTACAAACATTCTGACACTTGGAACATCAACAGGTACAGTTGGATTTATTGCCGCTAATGGTACAATCGACTACCTATTTGTTTGTGATGGTACAGATGGCTACATAGTTACAACCGCAGATGTTGTCACACAAGTTAATGTCACCTACACTGCTTGGGCAGCTAGTACAACCTACTCATTAGGTGATTATAGGATTCCAACTACTGCTAATACGATTTACTACAAAGTAACTACTGCTGGCACATCAAGTGGTAGTGAGCCTACGTGGCCCACAGTGATTGGTGATACAGTTACAGATGGTTCGGTGGTCTGGACAGCTTATGGATACTATGGTGGGTTTCCTTCACCACATATTGCTGCTCCCCAGTATGCTGATGGTTATATATTCCTTGCTGCTACTAATAGCGCGGACATTTTTAACTCAGACTTAGATCAACCTGATTCGTGGCAATCCAGCAACTTTATTGTTGCTGAAATGTACCCAGATAATATTGTAACACTCAGCAGACAGAATAACCAAGTAGTTGCCTTCGGAGAAGGTAGCACCGAATTCTTCTATGATGCTGCTAATGCTACTGGTAGCCCACTTGCACGTAATGATGGTGCGGCTCAGCAGATTGGCTGCATGGCTAAAGATGCCACAGTGTCCTTTGAACGCTCTATGTACTTCATTGGACAGTCCGGTATTGGTGGTCATGCAGTATGGGAAATTGAAGGCTTTAAGCCGACTAAGGTTTCATTGGAGTGGGTGGATAGGGCTCTGGATGCTGAAGAAGGAAATGTAGCCGATATCAAAGGTTACATTATCCGAATTAGCGGCCATCAGTTCTACGTGTTGAATCTCTCCACTAGAACTCTTGTGTATGATACAGAAGAGAAGATGTGGTGTGAGTGGAGTACAAATAGTGCTGGCTCTCACGTAACATTCACCTGTAACTACTCGTGCGATTCCCCCGGTTATGCTTTGTTGCAGCATGGTACTAATGGTAAAATATACCAATTCAATCCTACTGTGTATCAAGACGATGGTGTAAATATCTTAGTTGAGGCTGTGACTAGTCCGATTGATTTTGAAACTATCAACCAAAAAACTATTAATCGCTTGAGTTTAGTATGTGATAAAGCTGCATCGAGTACTCTAGGTTACTTTAGCTTTAGTAAGGATGACTACAACACATGGTCTACTCCTAGATCAGTGGATTTAAGTCTCCGCCCTTTCTTAACTAGAGTAGCTGGTAGATTCCGTAGGTTAGCAATCAAGCTTACTTATGCTGATAACTATCCTCTTAGAATTGAAGATATAGAGCTTGACTACAACATGGGTATCCACTAATGGCTGAACTACTTCCCCCGCCCCCAATTACACAAGAGAATAACAACTCATTCGTTTGGATGGAGTGGTATCGTCAGCTACGTAACTTTGTGAGTACCTCTGGTAGTGTGCCGTGGGCTATTGTTAACAAGACTGGTTCGTCATTATCTGATCTGGCAAGTAGAGCCCACTCTCAATTACAGAGTATTCAAGGGGGTACAGTTGGTAGCTATTACCACTTGATCAAAGCTCTATCTGGCTCTAAGACACACGACTTCGGTAGTATTGGGGCTGTTTCGACAGCTACCACTACTGCTACAGTTACAGGAGCAGCAACTGGAGATTCAGTATTAATTACTCCCTCAACTGCGCTTGAAGCTGGAATTAATGTTTATGGATACGTAAGTGCAGCAGATACAATCACTATTGTAGCCAATAATTCTACTGCTGGTGCCATTGATCCTGCATCTAGAACTTATTATGTATCGGTGATTAAATGTTAGAAGATATTAAAATCAAGGCGGACTTTGGATATATTCGTGTGGAGTTTTTTAAAGGTGTTCCCTTTATCCATGTGCATGTATCTGAATGGACTAAATCCAATGCCCGTAAATGTAAAGCTTATGAAGCTGTCCTAGTTAATTTGCTAAAGCTACTGGGATTTAAGAAGATGTTTAGTTTAATACCCAAAGATGACCCTTTCATTTTGAAATGGAACCTTAAGTGGGGAATGAAACCACATAAAGAATTTGATACTACAATCATGATGGAAAGGGATTTATAATGGGTGTTGAAACTGCTGCGTTTGTAGGCCCACTCTTAGAAGCTGAATTAGCTGCTGGCTTCGCTGCTGAAATGGCCGCAGGTGGTATCTTTGGAATCGAGGCTGCTGGTCTTGGATTCACAGATGCTCTTGGTGGCGGTATTATGGATGCTGCTGGTATCGGTGCTGGCGTCGGTGACTTTGCAATAGGTGCTGGTGATGTGTATAACTTTGCTGGTGACTTAGGACTCTCGCCCGATGAGTATGTACAAGCATATAATGAAATGGGTGGTTCTGAAACTGTCTCTACCAATGGGTTTGGTGATACATTAACTCCTGAAGTACAGGGCACACAACAGAACGCATACCCCGATGACATTGGAAATGATCTAACTAATTTAGACGGTAGCACATGGCAGCCGTCTCAAATGATGGATCAGCCGCCTGCTGCAACCTTAGATAGTCAATCCTCGTTGTACTCCGGTGGGAATACAATGACTGGTTCTACACAAGGTGTTGGTGCAGATGGAAGTGGTTTAGCTCAGTTTGGAGAATCTAGCTGGGCACCGGGACAAACTCCGGGTGCACGTGGAATGTCTCTCCGAGATATAATGAAAACTCCACAGTACCAAATTGGTAAAACTGGTATTGACTTGTATAGTCAGTTCCAAGACAGTCAAGCTGCTAAAGCTGGCCTGAATCGTTTCAACCAACTTAATGATCGCGGAGCATGGGCTAACCAAGCTGGTCAGGATTTATATACTAATCCTAATGCTTTCTTCAATAGTCCTGCCTTTAAGCAATCTCAAGCTGGTGCTATGGAAGGCTATCGTAGACAACAAGCTGCTAGAGGTCGTAGAGCGGATACTGCTGGACTTGCGTTGCAAATGCAGAAGTATGGTACAGATCAGTTCAACAACTATAGCTCTGGTTTAGCTCGATTCAACCAACAACCTAATATGTCTGGCTTACAAGGACTGTATCAAGGAGCTGGCCGAGCACAATCTAATATGTTTAATACATTAGCAAATAAAGACCTTTGGGACTCGATGGGATAATATATGGCAATGTTTCAACCTGATATTAATGCACAGACAGCTACTTCGTTAAGAGATATTGTTGGTGGTGGCACAGCCATGCAGTACATCTCTGAGCAAAATGATATGCGTCGTAGGATGAATCCTATTAATGAGAATCTGTCATTAGCCGATCTTGAAAAAGCTCAGTTAGCCAATGCTCAATCTCGTGTCATCAATCCTCTTGAAGCACAAGTTAAAGGTGCTCAAGCAAGAGAAGCTAATAGTAAGGATGACCCTTATTTTCAGCAAATACGTCAAGGTGAGTTATCTGATGTCCGTACTAAACTTGGCACAGAGAAATCTGGAATTGCTTTAAAGAACACAAAAAATGAAGTTGAGCAGCGACAGATGCTTGGCGATGAAATTACTAAGATAGCTGCATGGATGGCTGAGAGTGTACCACCGAATGAATATGGTGCTGCACTACAGCAATTTGCTGCTAAGATTCCCGGCATGGATAAACGTCCTGAATTCCAAGCATTGTTAAGACAGAATCCTGAAAAGATTCTAGCTTTTATGCAGAAGATGGGCGATACACTTAGGGCTGCTAATCCTGCTCTCCGTAATGCTGCTGAAATCTCTAGAGAAGATAATGTCTCTAGAGAGAAGGTTGGTGCTGGCCATGATGCTGCTACCCGATTCGCTGCTGAAACATCGGCTGCTGCTAAAAAGAAAGACTCTGTAACCGAGCTTCAAAATGCATTGGCTAAAGGTAATTATACTGCTGGTGAAATGCTAGCTCAAATCTATCGTGAAGCTGGTATGCCAAAAGAAGCTGACTTTTATGCTAAGCAAGCTAAAATAATCAAAGATCAGCAGATTGCAAAAGCTCAAGCTGGTGCTACAGTTGGTGACAATACTAAACGTGAAATTATGGGTATGCCTGCAACTGGCGCTGCCGGGAACTTTATGACTACTCCCGGTGGTGTAAAATATAATATTCTTCCATCTGAATAAAGGAAATTAAATGGGCTACAAGATTCAATTTGAAAATGGTAAAGTAGTTGAGTTTGAATCTCAGCCCAGTCCGGCTGACATAGATCATGTATGGAAGAGTATGGCTATCAAGCCGGAGCCTTCCTACATGTCGCGTGTTGGTCAAGCTGGAGAGGCCCTTGGCCGTACGGCCCTTGGAATGGTTGGTGCTATTCCCCAAGGGATACGTGGTATTGGTGAAGCTATTACTGGTGGATTAGAAGGTGCTTGGGATCGTTCCGAGTCCTCTAACCCTGCTAATATGATTCCTGAAGCTACTGGTGAAGTTCCCCAATTCCAAGAACATATTGGTCATGGATTAGATAAACTTCAACAAGCTGGCGGTAAAATTGTTCAGATGCCATTCGAGTTTACTGGTCTTGCTGGTGTTCCTGAATATGAACAGAAGAGGATGTTAGCTAATGCTAAGACTCCGGAATCTCGCTCAGAGTTGGAAAAGGTATTTGCAGGACAAGATACAACTGCTGAAGCTTTAGGTAATTTCCTTCCAATCCCTGCTGTTAAAGGTAAGGGATTTAAATTCAAAGAGAAAGAGACACCCTCTAGTGTAATCTCTAAGCTGGAAGAACTGGCTAAACAAAAGACAGAGGCTCCTACTTGGAAATCTGAAAGCACTACTGATCTTCCTAAGATTGATGAATCCTTAATTCTCCGTGGTACAGAGCGTGAACAGCCTCTCCCTAAGATTTATGATCCTGAAGTCTTAGAAGCTGCTAAACTTAAAGGGACTCCTGAACCGTTACGTGATCCTTTAATGGAAATGCCTCCTCATGAGAATTTTCCTAAGGATACTTCACTTCAAGGCCCCGCCCCCCGTACTCCTGATCTGTCTACAGAATTAGGGGCACAAGCACGTCCTAATGTTCCTGATACAGTAGCTATGGCTACAAACCATACAATGCCTACTATTGAGTTTCCTTTACGTGCAGAGCATTTACAGACTCCTGATCCTCAGATGCTCCTGCGTGAACATGACCAACGGAGTTGGGAACAACGCAGAAATCGAAGCGAAATTGATGCTTTGGATAAAGCTGGTATTGAGATTCCTACTGATAAAGCTATTGAGAATATCAGAACCACTAATCGTGTAAATGAATTAGGTCAAGAATTAAAAGATCACGGTTGGACTGGATATGAAACTGGTAAGAAACCCGGTTTGTTTGAGGGCGGAAGAGGTAAGACCTTAGCTCCTATTGAAAAGGTTAAAGGACTTAGCGGGTTTGGTAATAAACAAAAGGGTTACTCTGGATATGGAGTATCTCAGGCTATTGCTGACGGTCTTGTAAAAGCTGTTGGTACTGGTATGAAGGCGATGAAAGTCTTCCGAGCTTCTCTAGATGGCGCTAGAATTAAACCCGGTGATTGGGTTACTCCTAGTAAAGATATCGCTGAGAATGTCTACAATAAGCACGGTCAAGCTAAAGTATTACAAGATGCATTACCAGCTCGTGACTTAGTTGAAGTACACCCCGGAGGTTGGGTTTATGCTCCTAAAGGAACTGATCTTTCTAACGTAATGCGTCATGTTGATTCACAGGGTAATAAAGTCACTCTTGGACAACTAGCTGTTGCTAAAGGGTCTAAAGGCTCTGTTCCAAATGTCGGTGAATCTCCACTACTTAAAGGTTTATTCAAAGGCTTTGAAAAAAAGCCCGAAGTCGAGGCAACTAAGCATGAGAGCAATGTCTCGGCGGTAGAGGCAACTAAAGCTCTCCCCGGAGTTGGTAAGGTTTATAACGGAATTGATATTCCGCCTAAAGACCCTAAATCATTCCTTGAATATGCTAAAGACTGGATTGAATCCGGTAAAGACTTAACTAACTTTGAGAATTGGAATGCACAGGTTGTTAAATCTGGAGCAAACCTCTTAGCTAAAGAGAAGCGGAATCCTTTAATTCGGCATGCTTATGAGAATATTGATTCAGCTACTAAACAAGCTGCGAATCTTATTGAGAACCATGTCAAGCCCTTAACTGAGCAAGCTCTTCAGTTCGATAAAAAACAATTAGCTGAAGTGCATCAAGCTCTCCAATTGGCTGAAGGTAAATTTGAATGGTCTGTTGCCGACCTTAAAGAGTCCGGCATGAATCAAAAACAAATTGACTTTCTCACTAATTTTAGAGAAGCGATGAATAAGGCTTTGGAATCTGAGAATTCAGCTAGAGTAGCTAGAGGTGAAAAACCTATTCCTGCTCGCACTGGTTATATGGCTGGTAGGTTCTTAGGTGACTATAGGACTCTTATTAAGAATGCTGAAGGTGATGTTGTTTATGTAGTGTCTGAGAATTATAAGCTACTCCATAACTCTGCCCTTAAAGCATTGAAGAAAGAGTTTCCTGAGTCAAAGTTTAAGTATGAGGAACTTCCCTATCAAAAAGGTTCTAGCAGGACTGGGGAATCAGTTGATGCTGGCTATCAAGCCTTCATGCGTAATCTTGTTACAGACGATCCTAGGGCTGCTGCTATTGAGTCTGTATATAAGGACTGGAAACAAAAGACTAGTGCATTTTACTTAGGCCAACATCAGCACTTTAAACAAAAGAGTGTTGAGGGTGTAGGTGGTGCCCAAGGTCTTAAGTTAACTAAGTCATTAGAAGCTAATGCTGTAGACTCACTTAAAGCACAGATTCGCTATATGGAAACTGCCTTTATGTGGTCTGAAATGCAGAAGGCAGCTAAGAACATCCTTGATGTAACTAAAGATGAATCCTTGTCAGCTAAGATGCCTAACTCGATTGACTATACTCGTGAATACCTTTACAATGCTTTAGGTCAGCGAGTTAACCCTTTAGGTAAGATTTCTGAAGCTGTTGAAGCTGCTCTTTCTCCAATTATGGGTAAAGGCGCTATTCAAGATATCAGTGGTTGGACTAGGGCTGCTCTTAATACCAAGTTGCTTGGTGGGCCACTTAATGCTGGTTTCTTACTCCCTAACATTATTCAGGTAGTTAACTCATTACCTGAAGCATCATCTATTGGTGCTAGATTAGGTAATAAAAACACTACTGTAACCGGTAGTATGATGAATGGTGCTATTAACATTGTGAGACGTGGGAATGAATACTGGAAAGAGGCAGCTAAGTACGCCTCGGAACAGCACGTTGCCAAATCTGCAATTGACATTGACACTAAGGATATTGGTACAGTCCATGGCTTGAGAACGGTTGATAAGGTCTGGAATGGCCCCCGTAGGGCTGTTGAGGAATCAACCCGTATGACTGTATTTGGTGGTTTCGTGCAAATCTTTAAGGACTCTGGCTATTCAAAAGCTGAGTCGTTTAAGATGGCTGCTGATGCTACTGAGCGTAGTATGGCTGACTATAGAACCTTTGAGACTCCTATGGCCTATAGTTCCGGTGGTTTCTTAGGCCAATCTGCCATCTTCTTACAGAAGTATTTGTTTAACTTCTTGAATCAAGAGTCTGGTTTTCTTAGTAATAAGGAATTCAAAGCTGCCTCTGGATTGATGGCGATTAACTTAGTTACTGCTGGTATGGCTGGTTTGATTGGTGTCCAGACTTATAGTGCTATTGCAGCACTGTGGAATGACCAATTTTATGAGAAGACTGGTATTAGAATTCCTAATCTTAAAGAACTCTTAATTAAACACAAGGTTCCAGATTGGGTAACATATGGCCCTGCATCCACTGTATTAGGAGCTGATCTTAGCTCTAGGATGGGTATGGCTAATATGGTTCCTTCTAGTCCTACTGAAGCTATTTTCCCCGGTATGAGTGAGATTGGAAGTACAGCCTCTGGCGTGAAAGATTTGTTTGGCTCTGAATGGAGAACTGGATTACATAAACTTAATCCTACGTCTACCAAATGGATAACTGAACAGGCTTTCTTCTCTAAAGATGGTAGGCCGGGAAAACAAATTCCCATTAATCCTACTACTAAAGAACCAGTTGGCACTATGTCCAAGAATCCTGAAACTGGTAGGATGGAACCTTGGCAAAGAGATAAAGAAGATCAAGTTTGGCGTGGTTTAGGTTTCCGTAGTTTGAATGAGGCTAAGGATAGGGATAAAAGCTATCTAGTGACTCAAGAGAACTTAGCTGTAGCCAAAGTGGAGAAAGACATTATCAAAGCCTTCGGCAATAAAAGTTACTGGGCTAAGAATGCTTTTGAACGCTCTGCTGCTGCGAAAAATGCTGCTGAGTTGATTAAGAACTCCGGTGGTAATCCTGATACCATTGTCAGTAAGATTGAAAGTGAATTAATTAAACAAGCCACAACCCCTGAGCAGAGAATCTTACTCTCTAAGGACATGGCTAAAATTAAAAGGTATATGGCGTATGGAAATTAAAGAACAACTTGGTTATTTAACCGCAATGATGGAAACTGTGATTCAAAATCACGAATCTTTTAAGACTGGTCACGCCACCCTTCAAGAGCGCATGAAACATATTGAAGATGAACTCTCGATATACAAGACTGTCTATAAGACAATCAAGTTCATCGGGATGGCATTCATTGCTCTTATCACTTTTAAATGGGCTTTAGTGATTGATCTTTGGCAACACTTTAAAGGATAAGGATGATTATATTAGATGATTATTGGATGGGTAGAGATAAACAGTATCCGTTGGATTTAAATGATGCTATTAGAGCAAATGCTAAAGTCACTGTTGACAAAGCTAACTTACTTTTAAGTACATTTAAACAGGCTACTGGTGATACAACCCAGAGGAAGGTTACTTCTGGTTGGCGTCCGCCTAGAGTTAATGCAGCTACTCCTAATGCTGCTGTGACTTCTAAGCATATGACTGGTCAAGCAATTGATATTTATGACCCTGACGGTGCTTTAGATGACTGGCTTACTGACGATATTCTAACACAGTTAGATTTATATCGAGAACATCCGGCTGCTACTAAGAACTGGTGTCATATTCAAACTGTTCCTCCGCGTTCTGGTAAACGTACATTTTATCCATAATAAAAAAGGGCTCCCATAAGGAGCCCTTTTCTTTTTATAGCTTTACTTCCTTAACACTCAATACCATACCCTTTGGAATCTTAGTTCGAGCATTAGTAATTGCACCATCGAATGTACTGGCAATTAACCAATACTTAGGTGTTTCTCGAACTACGAAACCAAGAGTAAATACTTTCCCCTCCGCTAACTCTTCTGTAGTTGGTATCTCCTGCCACTCATTACTGACTTCGGCATCATCCCACTGGATTAACACTGCCCTATGCGGGAATTTCTTTTTTGCCGCCACTATATTTCTCCAAGTATAAAATGGCAGTTTTTAAAGAAGAGACATTATCTTTAAATTGCCCTAACCCTCTATTACAATTACCACATAAAATTCCTCGCATTTTATTTGTAGTATGGCAATGATCTATGTGTGTATCTTTGGACATTAGATTTATTTGCTTTTTACAAATTTCACAAGAATTATTTTGTTGTTTATAAAGCTTCTCAATATCAGACCATTCAACTCCATATCTATTTCTAAGATGGATTAATTTCTTCTTAGAGGGTTCATATGGATAATTACGAATTTTACATCCTTTACAATGAGAGGCTAAACCAAAAGAATTTCGTTTAGAGACTGGAAAGTTACTTCTATGTAGAAGTTTATTGCATGATGTACAAACTTTTTCAGTTACATAAACTTTTTCTTTTCTTAAAGCATCATACATAGATTATGCGCCGCATGAGCCCCCGTGCCCAGTGTATTCACACACATCTACTTCAGTAAACTCAACACCTTTATGTTTTAAGGCTTCCTCATAAGCAATGCTGGTAAGCGGTTGACCTCCTCGACTTCCGTCCGGGTAACACGTAAAGCCTCGGAGCCTAGGAGCGTACTTTGCGAGAGTTTCAGTAAATTGCTGAACACCTGCTTCGTTGTTCCCTTTAGAGCCCCACGCAGGGAGATTAATGGTCGAACTGATTGACATATCAACGTAATCTTGTATGTCCGCTTGAAATTTGATTCTTCGTTCTGGGTCATTGGCTAGGTCGAGGGCGGACTCGATTTTGTTGGGGTCAACTCCGTACTCTTGGATAAGTCTTTGGGCTGCTCCATCGACGACGAATTGATATTTCCATTGAGTTCCATTAGTGAGATAGCGTCGTTTATAAGCAACTGCAAACAACGGTTCAATTCCTGTCGTAGTGCTGGCGAGGATTCCAATAGAACCTGTCGGAGCGATGGCCCGATAAGCGATGGGTCGAGAAATGTACAATCTCTCGCAATGCGCATTAGCTGCTCGTGTTGACTCATCCTTGTAAACTTGAAGCCATTGCTTAAGCTCGTCATTTACTTCGTACCTGTATCCGCGCTGTAAGAGCCACTCGTGAATTCCCATGATACCAAGCCCAAGGCGGCGGTTTTTCTCGCGTACTTGGTAGACTTTTGCGTATGGGAGATCAGCACGTAAGGTTCCACAGACGAGGAACTTTGACGCGAGATCAGTAACACTTTTGAACTCTTCCAAACTTTTAATATTGCCAAGATTGATTGACCCAAGATTGCAAACGTCACTGTCATCTTCGCTTGTAACTTCTGTGCATGCGTTTCTAAGCGTTTCATTCTGTTTATCTCCAAAGTTAAAACTAAATCCGGGCTCCCCGGTCATTAAAGCTTGCTTAACATTCTCTTTGAATACGGAGTTCTTGACCAAAGCTGTAGGCTCATGAGGAAACCTCTCCCCACGTTCAAACAAAGCAGCATCATCATAATTGACACTGATGTTGGTCATATCAAGAGGAGCGGGAAAGTTAAAGTCTTGTTCTTTTAAATTTCTGATTGATTCAGACCAATTCTTTGCTCCAAGAAATTTAGGGATATCCTCATGTCGCCAATTAAGCGACGCATAGATCGCGCTACGTCTCGATCCACCTTGCATAACGTTTCTTCCGATTTCGTTAATTGAGTACATAAGCGGAATAGGCCCACTTGATACACCTCCAGTTCTCGAAAGAACCTTCCCTTCGGGTCTAAGCCGTGAATAATCAATTCCAATACCCCCACCTGTCATCAAACATGACATTGCTCTCCATGTTACTGCACTCCACTCTTCTCGTGTATCTTCTTCGGCTCGTAACAAGTAACAGTTATTGTAAGCTTTGTATGGTCGTCCTGCGTAATACAGGTAGCGCCCACCCGGTATGAATCGCATGTATTTAATGTGCTCGGCAAGTTCTGTGCGATCAGAGTCAGACATGAGCTTATTGGTACTTCCCCATCTACTCCCACAGACATCCTCAACCAATCTTTCTGCGAGAGCATCCCAGCTATCGTTTGGGCCTTGTGCATACTTATTCCTAAATGTAGTTTCTGCTAATTCTGTTTTAAATCTCTGTGTTATCATTCCTGCCTTTAAAATCTTTAATCTCGAACTCAGCATCTTGTTCTTCTAGAGTTCGTAAGTAGTGCTGTTTAGTTCGAGATTTCGGAGTAGCTTGTTTCTCTTCCTTACCAGTATGACGGTAATTCTTCTTCGATTGCTTCGATGTTTTCATCAATCAGTCTATCAAATGCTTCTACCAATTCAATACTAGAGGGATTTACAATATCCAGAATCAGTTCCACCAAAATAGCCGGTGGAATCTGTTCCAGTTGTTCTTTTAGTTCTGATACTGTATAGCTCACGGCAAGTTACTTACCTTTAAGATTCAGATAAACACGATCACCAAAGATAAAGCTGAAAGCCATTGATGCAAACTCTAACCCCGCAATCCGAATGGTAAGATCAACTGTTGGTACGAGTTGAACACCCAATCCTGCCAAAATAACAATAGCTGCGGCAACATAGCGAAAACTTGCTCGTAAATCAACCACCCACTGGCTAGGAGTCCCATAAGGATTGTCCAATGTAGCAAGAGCCTTAAGTTTCTCGACTTGAGATTGGTCAACTTTAATTTGCTCATCAATGTTGGAAGGGCGAACCTCTCCTGAAAACTTTCCAATTACTTGTTTAACTCCATCTACTGCTACAGGTAAAAATGCAGCAAGTAGATTTTGTAAGATAAAGCTAATTCCCATTACGATACTTTCTTAATGTTAAATTGATGCTGCTTCCATAATCTGTCAAACAGATCAAGGAAATTATGATAGGCTACTTCCTGACGCCAGCATTGTGGTTCAATACCTCGTTGACCTTCAACCTTATAGGGCCAATCTTCACCACGACTAGGCATTAAGTAGTAAGCCTCATGTTGAAGTTGGGCTTTATCAGCATTATGCACGGCTTTACTCATTGGCATACCAAGCATATATTTGGTATAGATAGCCCGAAGAACCTTCTCTTCCATTTCTTTGTACTCAGGAAGAAACTGTTTAATGGGACTAGCAATATCATTTAAGTATGCCTCACTAGCATCATGCAAAAGACCTTCTAAGGCTAGATGAGGTGGACAAAGCATAGCTACATTATAACTGTGCTCTGCAACCGTGTAGGGCCGTCTAGTGTGCCCTGTGAACCTGTTTAAAAGAGACAGTGACCATGCAATGTCTTTAATCTTAATCTGCTCTTGTTGAGGATTAAGAAAATAGAACTTAGTGCCTGATACAGTCTCAATATATGGCTCAATAAGAGCCTCTTGTTTAATCATTTAATTTTACTCATTTCAGATATCAAGCCTAAATTGGCGAGTGAATACCCCAGAAACATCACCATCATGCCCCACTGGTTTGCATTGCAAAGCCGGATCGCTGTTGATATATAGAGGGCTGTAACTAGCCACATTTCCCACGCTCTCATTTACCGGAGCTTTCCATCTGTCGTCAAGATCGCGTCGGTGGTTATGCATCCAATGCAAGAACTGTAAACAACAGCTAGCGTGAGCCAAATGACTGAGTCCTGTCTCAGAATCAAGTTCAACTCCTGATTTGAAAGCCATAAGGTGACGAAGGGCAGCAGCATAAAGCCTGCTGTAACTGATACCGCCACGCCAATTCTCAGCACTATACTTTTTGGCACCGAAAGTAAGAACTTTTCCAACTTCCTCAAGCCATTCCGCATCGAGAAGATCGAGTCTTGTTTTGTCTGCATCTAATTTAATTCCAGTCTCAGCCATATACTAAAAACACCCAACTTAATCCGCAATATTCGTCAACTTGCTCATCTTTTTGAGCCATACATCATCCTTTTCATTTGTCTTTTCTGATTCATATCTACCCGTCTTGGGGTTAAAAATCATTCTATTTTGTCGATTGAGTGGATTACCGCAACATTGATTGAAGGGTAATGCACACCCATAGGGTGCTTTACAGATCATACTGGGAACATCTTAGCCCAAAAGATTATTGATCCGATCACTAAATTTATTCCCAAAAATATAGCGACTAGGAAATATAAATATTCTTTCATCACCTCAGTGCCCAATTAATAATACCAACAAAACTAGCTACAGCAAAAGCAGCGCCTAGGATTAAAACATAAGCAGCAACAAAGATCGTGCCCAGTAGTTTTAACCCTTCTTTAATATTATTCACTTGTATTTACTTTCTAAGTATTTAAGCGATACTGGCATTTCATCAAACTCACCGTCATTAACATCATGAAGTACCCAAATACCACGCCAAGAGTTATTGGTCTGCGGAGTAAGGTACCCTTCCTCATATGGAGTACTGAGGCCAGCAAAGATACCAGTCATATGCTTACCATCGGCTCGTTTGCCGTAAGCAATACCACGATCTTGTACATGCCCCATTACACAACTCATATGTTTCTTTATAAGAAGCTGTGCAGCATTAGGGACTGGCCGCCCCATGATGCCGGACGTAAAGTAATGAGAGTAAGCAACACCGTCCAGTACCACAACGTCGAGAAAAGGATATACTTTAAATCCAAAGTTCTCATATGCCAGATCAGAAACCGATAAAACGCCTTCCAGCTTTGCATCACGTTCCACAGCTTTGTTAATACGATTTTCATGATTCCCAAGTGTTAAATGTAACTCAGGTTTGTACTGCTTCTCTTTGTTGGCCTTAGCTTTAGCATTATGTTCCATCAAGGGAGTCATGAGAACAGTCATAGCTTCATGTGAAGCCTTGATATCCTCTTTGTATCTACGGCCCTCAAAGGACTTAGTACCAACATCATAGGAACAGAGACTTTCCATGTCTGCGAAGTCGCCAATCACAATAACCTTGTCAGGTTTCTTGGCTACAATGTAATTACCAATTGTTCGCAGATATGAGAAATCTTGTCCGGGCTTGCATTGTGTGTCCGAAATAATAATATGCTTAATTGTAATCCTCTCTAGATGCATGGGGCATTAATTTAGCTTTCCTTCTTCAGATTTTAAGAATGAATGCTCATCTTTCTTCATCATAAATGGGAGAGCACCTTTTTGAAACATTGTATTTAAAAACCACTCAACCATAAACTGAGTCTCTTCTGGCCCAAACTCACACTCAAACTGTACTGTACCTTCTGGCGTTTCAAACGCTTTTTTTATTTTCACGCAACCCTTTCAAAGAACCATTTAGCATCTACCACTACAAGTGGTTCTGAATGATTCTGTTTAATTACTAGAACAGGAGTAAGTTCACCAGCATTGTCTTTAGCTTGTTGATACCACTGATAAACCGCAACTCTATTCTTGTTTTTACATTCAAGCCCAAACGGAATAGCGGCCTTGGCTGCGCTTGAAAGCTGTATATCGACCCCAGAGACTCCCATAGAAGTGCTGCGTACATCGTCCGGAGTTAGTTCTGTATGAATACCAAGTATTAAATCTCGTAGCCATTTTTGTAAATTCCTACCTTTCGCTTTAGCTGATTGGGGAGTCATAAGGATAAATATCTAATCCGTGATTCTTACCTTCACCAGCCCATTTACCATCTACTTCCCAAGCCATAGGCATCCATCCATTAGTACCTTGATATGCTCCATGAATCGGGCGTTCTTGATTTTTGTGAATCTTATAAATTACTGCTGTAGTACCATTTCGGAGTACAACTTGTCGTAAGTTGGCTGCCAATTATCGTTATCCTTTCTCCATATATAGAGAAGTTGTCCATTAAGTTTCATATCTGAAACATGGTTCTCACTATCGTATAAATCCCATACTCTAGTGAACATTTCTAATTCTGTTTCACAGTTATTCAAATCATCAAATACGTGCATAAGAAACTTAGGAATCTCAGGCCGCATCTTCAGATCAAAACCGGGAATGTTATCTGCTTTGTCTCCAAGCACTAACTGAGAATAAAAATTGAACATAGCTTGTTGTTTTTCAACATGAGAATGTTCATCCTTTACCCAATTATAATGATGGCCCGGAACTTGGCGTAAATCTTTATCAATAGTACAAATCACAGATGGGTCATTAACTTGTTTGCCTGACAACATCATAGAGTGATTAACACTATTAATCAGACTCTGCTCAACACCAAGCATGTCATCAGCTTCACAGCCATCAGTAACAATGGCTGACCATTCTTTGACTAAGAACTCTTTGACAGCATCCCTATGTCTTGGTTCGGGTTTGCCTTTCCTGTTACCCTTGTAGTCAGGGTAGAGTGAATATCTAAAATTGTTAGCTCCAGAGAGAAAAGCTTTGTACTCATCAGAATCACAAGCTTTAAGAATTTCTCGCATAGAGTTATCAGCACGGAGTAAAGCAATTTCTCTAGGTTCATTTTCAGCCGAGGCAGCACAACGGAAGGCGACAATATCTGCATCAATTAATGCTAGCATTTAGTTCTTTAAAATCAGCTTGTATTTGTTTATCCCAAGGTTCATTAAGCTTATCCAATTTGTCGGCTATTTCTCGCAAAAAATGAGAGGCTAAACAACCACCGTTAGAGGGAAATTCAGGCCACCAATCATAGTATCCATCATCGCCTCTGAGAAACTCTCCACATTCAACCCCATTGTAATAATAGACTTTGAATGATTCATGCTCCCCAAATGGTTCTAATCTAATTAGTTCAGTCATCTATGTAAGTTATTCTTGATTACACAATCCTGTAAGTCATGTTTTAAGTTTCGTAAAGCAGTAATTGGTGGTGCATCATCATAACATAACAAATTATAGCTACGCTGCACTAATGATTCCAGTTCTTCAATATACTTAAACAAATGCTGATATCTAGCAGTCGTTGTAGTTTTTTCCATGATTCTTTCCTAAATAGTGTTTGTATTCATGTTCAATTACACACTGACGTAACCACGGATTTAAGCGTTTACGAATATATGCAACTCCAGAGAAGGGGAAATAACAGCCTAGAGTAATGTATCCGTATGGGTCGGCACAGGGAAGCACATCCATTTCTACTACTTGAAATGGTACATGAAAATCTCCCGGCCTTTCTTGAAACCACCCATCAGATACATTTGATGGTGTAATACATCCACACAGAATTACAATACTTAAGGCTATTATTTTCTTCATAATTTGGTGCCCGGTAGAAGAATCGAACTCCTGACCTTCGGATTACAAAACCGCTGCTCTACCGTCTGAGCTAACCGGGCAAAACTATTACACTTCTAAGCTAACTTCATCCGGAAGATCATCAGGCATATCAAGCAGAGCTTTCATGGCGTCACGTCCGAATACGAATTTCTCATACTCCTGAGCTAAGATAATTACGGCCTTAGATTCAGGAGCGGACTTAGCACCGATAGCGAGAGTACCGATAGCATTACTAAGACAAGATTGACGGACAATGTAGACTTGCTTCTTTGCCCGTTCTTCAGGGGTTTCGTAAGTAGATTTAGGGCTTGATACTGCCTTCGTCGAGCCTGTTGGAAACCCAGAACCTTCCTCTTGTGTCGTTGCTGCACCCTCAACCCCTTTACGAATACGTTCCCACTGCCAATACTGACCATCTTTAACTTGGTCAACGTCGAAAACATCGCCGTCAACTGCTTTAACTAACGTATTAAAAACCTCTGGATTCTTGAAGTTAGGAAGCTTTTTAGACTCTAACTTATTCTGATAAGAGAGATTGGTATACGTTACCTCAAGCATATCATACTTAGCAGCCTTGGTAACTTCGGTTTTAATTACTTTGATTTTCTGTGTTCGGTTCATTCGTTTGATTTTCCTTTTTGATTTTACTTAAAATCTGACTAATTCTTGCACTTGAAACTTGATAATCCTTAGCAATGTCTGACAAGGATTCTTTGTTTAACTTACGCTGTACAATCAGAGGATAATCCTCTTTAGGTACTTTGATAAACTTAGGCATATATCTATATTATACCTTAAATTCCATACTTTGTCAATACCTTTTCGTTGACTTCTTCAAGTTCTTTCAAATTAAGTCCAATTGAGATTTCGCCTCGGAACGGAACATTAAACTCATGCCCAAAGGTGCTATGGAAAACTTTAGGAGTGTTTACGAACGCTCTATTGTAAATCTCAATGACTTGCTTAACTTCATGTTTAGGGCAATCAATGTCAATTGAATCATGTACTGTACTAATCAGCTTGGCTTCTAAATTAGCTTCAAGAAGATACTTAAATACTAGCACTCTTACAATTGCCATTAAGTCATGGCCCAAACCCTGTACTGGGTAGTTTAAGATCGTAGTCCGAGGCCACACCATTTCGCCACGTTTCTCGTAGCGTTTGTAATGATATTCCCGGCCAGTAGGCATAATCAGCTTACCGGTTCTAGTTACTGTCTGTACCCAAGTCTCATGCTGTTTGCCAATATCAGGATACTTGTCATAGAACTTATCAATTACTTCCTGCCATTTCTTAGCAGAGAAGCCTACAGTAGCGAAATCGGGGTCTTTCACATATGCCCATGCACTACCACCATATATCAGTCTAAAGACGAATGTCTTTGCTATCAATCGGCTAGGCAACTTGAAACGATTTTGGTTATCTGTATGTTGGTCAAAATTCTTTAGTAACTCTTGTATCCCAACTTTGTCTTGGCTAAACCATACTATTCCTACCCATTCGAGGCTTTTTGCGTCTATATGACAAATCATGAGTATCTACTCACAATAATGTCTTGACAAATACCAGCTACATTTTGAAGATTAGGTTCACTGGAACTAAGCCTACCAGTTCTAGCAACCACCTGATTAAATTGCCCATGGATTTCACCGTCTACCCAATCCTTTTCTTGAATCAGGTTCGGCCATCCTTGATAATAATCTAATAACTTAGATAACTTGGAATGTTCCAACAGGTTGGAAATTATGTCCATACCAGCTTTATTTCCTTTAAGGCTGCGTAAGACAGATTCATCCGTGCTGTAGAAACCCTCTTTCTTTAATTGAGTTCCGTCTAAAGGTTTAAAAAAGCCATCGAACTCATGGCTAATCACTCGATTCTTGAAGCGAGGTTCATTGATTCTGGCACCACTCTTAAAGAATCCATTAGGTTCCTTTATTACTTCATCAATTTTGCCACCGTATAAAATGGCAGACAGATGATCCCCAGAAGCCCAATTAATAGGTACTGAAGGGAATAAGTTAGTAAGTTTCGATTCGATTTCTTGTATTCGGGCATTTATTCTTATAGATTCTTTGCCACATAATTCAGTGTTTAGTTTCAGTCCATTCCATTCCATTTCCTCAAGAGCAAGTAAATCTAAGCATGAGATTTGAAACAGTTTATAAAGTTGAGGCTTACGTTTAAATTCCTCTAGCTGACACAAGTATATCTTGTACGTCAGTGCAATATCTTGCTTCATGTAGTCCAAGAGTATATCAGGTGGAACATGGTTTGTATCTATACCCTTATCCCAATATTCTGTTTCTACAATGTCAAGCTTCTGCCCTAGTCCATAATGCTCTGCAACTTCATTTAAAGATGGATATACATGCTGCTGTGCAGTTAATAGAAAATGAGCTAACTGACAACACCATATCCGTTTATGTCTGAAACTTACTCCATACCGTCTAATCCAATGTAGATCAAACTTAAGGTTAAATCCTATCAGTAGGTCTGCTTGCTCAATTGCTCCAGTGAAGTGTCCAAGTTGTACTCCAATCGAAAAAGGGCTGATGAAGTAGTTATCGTAGTATTCCTGACCATTGGCTAACCAACCTAGTGATACCATCCAATTCTTTTGACTGAATGGATTACCTTTAGCATGGGTGGTTGTTTCAGAATCAAATGTTAATGTTTTTACAATTAGACTAAATCCTTATAACGAGCAATTTCTGGCTCAATTAATACTTCCATCCTACCATGACGCATAGAAGAAATACTATCTTCATCACCCATCAATTTGTTTTTAGATAGGTGTAAATACCGAACATATTCCATTCCACTTTCATTTACTTTACCAATCCCAAGAATCCAATCTGCTTCTGCTTGCTTACTCGTCTTAGCGTTAGCCACATTAGCCATTGTTAACCAGCGTTGGCCTTCTCCAGACCCATCGGCCTGACAGACACCTATAACTGGTGCATACGTTTTAGCTAATTCTCTAGCCCATTGATAAATAGCTCCAAGCACTAAATCTTCTCTATCTGCCGCAAACCCTTTGATCTTATCAATTTGATCGAAGATGATTAATGACGGCTTGTAGAGTTTACAGATTTTCTCTACATCACTTTTGGTGATGTGGGCACGATCAATCATCTTGATATTGCCCTTGGTGTTAGTATAAAACTGCTGTTTGTTGCCTTCTACATCGGTAAACAACTCGGTTAGAGTCAACCCAAGACTAGCTTGGTAGTTACGGAGCATTACTTTGTTACCTTGCTCCTCATTGTTAAACCATAAGATCGGAGATATTGCTTGAACAGCCATGAAGCTAACTTCAGACGCCAAGAACGTAGTCTTACCGGTTTCTGGCCTAGCAAATATGAAACCCATGTCCCCTTGTCTGAGGCTACCAAGAGCTTGATTAAGGGCTTTGAGACGCCATCTAAGGCCGACCTTAGCAATCGTCTGTTGTTTAAGTTCACTTAAATCATCCGTAACGAACTCAATACTGTTTAAATCCTCTGATTCTGCAGCTTGTGACCTTGAATCAAGTAAGTTAAGCACGTCCTGAGCCGTTTTACGGCCCTCTAGAGCCTCTAAAGATGTCATGGCAATGGTAGATAGCCAACCACGTTCCTTAAACGATTCTAGGGCCGATTCTGCAATTTCTGGAGAAACTTCAATCTTCCTTAACTCGCTAAAGAGTGCTTGATAAGGGGCATACTTCTTATCATCCATATCCAAGCCTGACTTAAATGCCAACTCCACATCATCAATCGTTAAGTCTTTTTTGAAAGAGTCATGTAAAGAGCAGATTGTAGCAAAGATATTCTTTAGTTCTTTAGAACTTAAGTTAAGAGCAATTATATCATTATACTTAATATATATATTATATATAAGTATTAATTTAATTATAATTAATTCTATCATTTATATGTATATATTTATCCTTATATAAGAGTAGTATATCATTAAGTCAGTATTTTGTCAAGCTTTATTTTTCAATATGTGAAATCATTATAAAGACTATATTTAGGTCTACCTAATTTAAATACTTTTTTCCTTATTTGACATACAATATGTGGTGGAATTGTGCGATTAATAATTTGAACTGCTTCAGCACCATGTTCAAAGGCTAAACTTACCCAATTTCTACGTTTCATGGCACACTCCACACCTTTTCTCATTCCTTGCATTATACCAAATAACTCCTAATTTCATCCAACGTATGCTCTTTTGGGTCATGTTTAGAGACAATTACTCGTGTTTTATAGCCATAAGTCTGAGCCATAATTGAGTCTCGTGTAGCTTTGAGTCTTGCATCAGGGTCATACCAAAACACCAATTCTTCAGCAAAATGTTTCAGCCGAGCCATCCGATTTGGAGTCACATGACTAGTAAATAGAGGCATGCAATACTCTATTTTACCTACTTTAATTGCTGAGATTATGTCCTCTACAAGCACGATTTTCTTGCATGTATGGCGCTCAGATGGTGAGCAAAGGTGGAATAAATCGTCTAATTTACCCTGAGAGTACCATTTTGACTTACTTTTATCGTTAAAATAGCGTCCTTGCCAAGCAATTAGCTGTTTATCGTCCCCGTAGTAGGGAAAAACAAGCATTTTCCATGCAGTTGACCACATTAAATCATGCAAAATTATGTCCTGACGAGTCATTTGATAGTCAGAAAGCCACCGCAATGGCCCTTTCATTATTCCCCCATCTGATTTACTTACATCAGTTGGTATGGTTCTAGAACAATCACTGGGTATAGAAATCTTTCCAACACTGTTGGAAAGTTCATCCAGTTTTGGAAGATACTGCCTACCCTCTACTGCACTACAGTAATAGCAATAACCATGTCCATCACTGTATCTAGCTAGGGTTCGTCGCCTACCGGGGATATGGCATTTAGGACACTCCTCATAAGCAACAAATTTAGAGGAGTTTGTAAGCATATTCTAGGGCCTTACGAGGAATATAAAAGCCATCTTTTTGACGGGCTTTTAAAAATGGATAGATTTTATGCTTGTTAATTGGAAGAAACCCTGTACTTGAACTACACCAGCGGGATTTTCTTATGGTGTATTCAGTGCCAAAGTCATTCGTACCCTTATTACGTAGGGGGTACGTATACATGGTTAAATATAGGTCATAACTTAAAGTAATATCAGGATTTGACGTTACAAAATATCTGATTAATTTACAATCACTTCTTTTATCATCGTCATGAAGATCACATATATATTTCCAGCCCATACTATTTCATATCAATGTATTCAGAAATTACATCATCAAATTCAATTTCAAGTCCGGGTGGAACTTCTTCATCCACTTTTTTGGTTGCTTTAAGAGCTTTTAAATCACCACAATTACTACGGCTGCAAGAGCCCCATGAAGCCTTACCACATTGCTCGCAAACAGGTTTATTTTTACGTTTGCTCATCGTCGTCTCCAAAGTCGGCTCCGGATCGGTTAGAACGATCACGGCTAGTAACAGTAGAAATAAGAGTGCTGATAGTGTCAGTACATCCATCACATAAGTCCAAGTATTCTCCCGTTGCTTTATACTTACGGGAAATTTCAGATTGTGTCTTTAACACTCTATCACATGACCGACAGCGCATGAATCTCTGCATCCTTCACAGTTAAAATTGTGGTTTTGTCATTAATTTCAGAAGCATCAAGAAACTTACTAATAGCTTCAACCTTACCAGTCTTAAATGGAGAACGAATACACTGAAGCATATTGAATCCTTCCACACAAAACAGTTTGGTTTTGGCAGTCACATCACTATTCTTTTTAACGAGAGACTCGCACACAAACAAAGTGCCAAATTCTTTTAGACCAGCTTGAGTAAAAGATAACGAATACTTACCTTTACCAAGTTCTTCTACCAAAAAACGACCATCTACAGTCAGATTCATGCAGTTAATTCCTCTAATGCACCACTAAATACACCATATTTCATTGTCATAGCAGAGACAATACCACTGTAATTATGCAGAGTACCAGTCTCAATCTTTGGAGTAGCACTTCCACTAGGATTATCCTTAGCTACGGGAGTAGCTTGAAGATTAGTTAGAAGTTTGTATAACTTCTCCGCCCCAATACGCTTCAGATACGAAGTTTCATTGGTGGAATTCTTTTCAATCAACTCCTCAATCCACTTCACTTGGGTAATCTTGTAAACAAAGCAACGCAGGAGAAGGGTATACAGAGAGGTTCGGTAACAAGTCTGCTGCCAGAATTTATCTCCCTTTAAGTACACTGTACTCTTATCCACATCCGTTACAGTAGTGAGTTGCAGATCATTTGCAGCCTCAATTTCATGTAAGATTTGCAGATTTTCTTTGAAATTATCCATCAACTCCTGATTGGGGATTGAATAGAGAAAGCCTGTGTATTCTTCGGCAAGCTGTCCATTTTTATTCCGATCATAGAAAAATCCATAAATTTCGTAGGACTTTCCATCAGTGTTGGATTGTAGGACTTCATTCAAGAAATCCCTGCAAAGCACATACTGATGGAGTTGATTGATGCCTTCCGGACAATCTTTTGCGAAGGCAAACTTGACTTGTTTCTGCTGGCAGATTTCTGCCAACGGTTTTTGTGTAAAGGTTTTAATGATGTTCAT